TATTACACCTTCTATGTCTGTTTGTGTGGAAAAACTAAAAGTGTCTAAATTTTCTGTTTCTTCTTTGTAAATGGAACCATCTGCGCCAAAAATATTTGTGTTGCTGTATTTGCCAGTCGAGTCAATCAGATCATAATATCTAGAAATACCACTTGATGTTCTGTTGGTTGCTTTTACTTTTATTATTTCTTGATTAGTACCTAGAGGAGCCACATTGTAATCTTCACCCGTGATCATTCTATTTTGTGTGTAGTAAGTTGCTGGCGCATTCAGTCTGATATTGTTGTTAGTTTCTGAAGTTGTAGCATTATCAACAGTGTATTGAAGTCCTAAAGTTAAAGTCAATATTTCTACTTGATTGTTTGAAGAAACATACTGTACATCAATTTGAATATTCTGCATATCAGCAGGCGTTATTCTAATATTTTGATTTTTACTTCTTCTGTAATACACTTTGAAATTTCCTTGTGGAAGATTTCCAAACACACCATCTGCAAATTTTAAACTGATAGAATCATCTGTGTCACTCAATACTGTGTAAATATTTCTTACATCTTTAGCAGTGGAGTTGTAAATAACATTATTACCTGTTACTGAATCAACTTTAGTCCATAACTGATCCTCAAGACCAGTTTCTGAATCTATACTATACAGCCAAACATCGCTGTTGTTTATGTTAGAAGATTCTATTGATACAGATTGATTGTTTGACGGTACTTCAACCGAAAAATCTCCTTGATCTAGTATTCCTTGTCTAAAGTGAGCAAAAAATCCTGTGTTGTTACTGGCTGATCCTTTTCCGTCGTCTCTGTATAATAGACTAAATTTTCTACCTATCAAAGGTGCTTCTTCCATAAGCGAACCATTGTCAAATGATGTTGACACAATTTCAAATGGTAAACTTTGTCCATTAACAGATTTTGTAAAAGAATACACAGGAACATCAGTGCTGTTGGCATTGATTCTGTATTGTGCTGTTGGAATAGCGTCAATGTTTTCCGACTTGACAGGATTGCCAAATTTTTCATTTTCTGATAAGGAAGCATTCATAACTTTGATAAACTGCTCGTACCAGTTTGTATTGCCTGAATCATTCCATGAAACTGTCTGACCACTTAGATTTAAATTGTTGCTGTCCACAACATTTTCTGTTGTGCTGATACCCACAATTTTCAACAGTCCATTTGCGGCTTGATTGCGTGTTGGATTGTAACTGATCAATCTTGCCAGTCTTAAAATAGAGTCACGTCTGTCTGCTGTTTCTAAAAAATTTTCTCTAGCATTCAAATCTGTTCTGAAAGCCAAATTTTGTCCTAGGAAAGCCACCAAATCAATCAGTGCTAGATACTCTGATGACTCAATGTAATCGTTGAAATCTTCTGGATAGTTCTGCCTGATGTACTGAATCATTGTTCTGCGGATTGTGTCAAAGTCGTAACTTTTGAATTCCGCATTTTTGTAAGACTGATACACTCTTTTCCAGTCTTCTGCTAACAGCAATCTATTTTGTCTATCTGTGGATGACATTGGCTTCCTTTGTTATAGCATTATTTATTTGTTTGTATAAACTGAGCATTTAATTCAGTAATCCGTTATTTTCATCAAAAGTCAGTCTCAATTTTTCTGACACATTATATTTGATGTACGTCAATTCTACTTCAATTTGAATGCCCGACTCAAATGGTGTCACAATCACTGTGTCTGCTGTGATTCGAGGATCTGTATCAATAATTTTTAAAATGTCTTGTCGGATGGCTTCTTCCAAATCTGGTGTCATAGGATCGTGTATCACGTCCCATAAAATTGTGCCAAATTCAGGATTTTCCAATTTTTCTCCCTGCGATATGTGAAAATGATTCAACAAGTCCTGTTTGATTAAACCAATGTCATTGAGAGAAAAATTTGTGTTGTCTGGATTCACAGTGCTGATTCCTCTGTACATTCTTTGAGTGGCAGGAGATTTGGCTGTTTGAGCTGATGTTACTGTGACTTCTTTGTATAATTTTTTGTGTGCCATATTGATATTTAACCTTGTGGAAATGTCTTATTGCTTGCCGTGACAATTTTGGCTTTGTAGGGAGCGCCATCGTCAATCTGATCTCCCAGCCTTGCCACAAATTGAGCCTTGTGTCCTATCAACACTTTGGCTGTTGCTGTAATAATATAAGCAATGTGACCACAATCTGTTTCCACTTCATCTCCCAGTGTGGCGGCAAGTCTATTGCCATCACACACCACTTTGCTGGATCCTGTGATGATGGTGCCTCCTGTGGCTAGCGGCACAAGATGACTGGGATGATAACAAGTACCATCTGTTCTGTCACCAATTCTTGCTATTCCCCTTGCCATGTTATGGTAATTGAACTCCTTGTAATGCTGAAGTGATTGATGCCTTCATCGAGTTCGCGGCTTCTGTGATTGCTCCTTGATTGGCTTCAAATGCCTCACCTGCCTGAGCGGCTGTATCCTTGGCTTGATCTAATAGTGCATTCACTTGTGGTTCTAAACTGGGAATTGTTTTTGTCTCCAATTGAGTTTTAATTGCGTCCAGTTGTGGAGCCACTCCTTCTGCTATGCCTGACAATTGATTTTCTACACCTTTACATCCTCCTGCTGAGATTGTCTGCACAGCAACGTTGAGTTGAGGTTTAAGTGCTTCCACAGAAGCCGACATATCAGTTACTGATGATGCCATCGAACTTGAAAGGTTTGCTCCCACACTGCCAAATGAACTCATGGCATCATTTATGGCTTGAGCACTCGCGGACATGATCTGCATCTGTTGATCATCTATGTTTGATGACGAGATAGCATTTCCTCCAAGAGATACTGGAATTAAAGAATCTGCTTGTTCTAACAATGGTCCTAAATCAGCAATCGCTGTCTGCATCAGTCCTGCGTTGGCTGTGAGTTTTGGAATGTTGGCTTGTATTTGAAGTTCTGCTTCTTTGGCTTTGGCTATGGCGTCTCCACCAACGCTGGCTCCCAGTGTGCCCATCACATCACAGGCTTCGCCTCCCACTTTGGTAAGATCACCTGCAGATGCCTGCATACCGGATAAACTATCTGTGACAGATGATGGAATACTAAATGACATATCAATCTCCTCTATGTTCTCGCATTTTTAAATGTGTCAGGAATATTGNTTGGNTCTTTCACAGACACTTGTTCAATTGTGGTTCTATCTGTTTTTGCCGTAGAAACTGCTTGTGGATCATAATTTTCATGATGACTCCATGGTTCGTGCTGAGGCACTCTCTTCATGATATTACCGTAACTCTCACCTGGATTTTCATGAGTACTCAAAGGTGTAGGAGGAGTTTCAACAGCAAAGCCATTGTTTAGATTTATCACTCCACCAGTATCTTGATTGATATTTCCTGTGGCATAATGATTGGTTGTTCCCACCGACACAGTTTGTAAATTAGCAACTGTGATTGTTTGATTGGTTCCCACTGTCACTGTGTGACTGCCTAGAGATTCTTCTGTGATACTGCTTCTTGCTTTAAGATTTATACTGCGTCCTGCCTCCACATTCACATCTCTGTCTGCTTTGAAATTAAAATCTGTTTGAGAGTGAATGCTCACACTGTCTTGGGCAAAGAAATCTATCTTGCCGTTGGCAGTCATTTCTATCCATGCTGTGCCATTGGCGTTGGCAATATACACAAGGTCTTCTGAATTGTGTAACAGTATTTGATGCCCTGTACGTGTTCTAATTCTAAACAATTCGTTGTGGGGAATATTCTTTTCACCTTGCACTGTGTCTTCCAATTCCACATTCACATATTCATATGCACCTGTCTTGGCTGAAGTTTTTCTAATAAATTTGTCATCACCATCATCCATCACAAATGATGTTCCGCCCATTCTGGCTGTTGCCACTGTGTTGTTGGCTACAAATTCTTTATCTATGGGTCCTGGTGTGTTTATGCCAAACACTGATGAAGGCACTTCACGTCTGGCACTTGATGTGGTTAGTCCTCTAGTTTCATCTGCTGTCAAACCTTGATTGTCCAGCACTGCTTTGAACAGTCTGTTGACAGGTTTTTTAATCTGTAGAGGCTTATCCGCAGGCTTGTCTGCAAATTTTAATTTATTGTGTTCTCCCACCGGCATTTTTTTGCCTCTGATGTCTGCGTCAGCAGGATCTTCTTGGTGTTCTGAATCTGTGGTGTCGGTGTTGCTCATGGCAGGTGTTGATCCTGGAATCATCACATTCATCAGTTCTTGTGGAATACATCCTATCCAATAGGCTCTATTGATATTGCCTTCTATAAACTCAATCAACACTCTGTTGCCCACGTCAGGTGGCACAAACCACATACCATAACTCTGTTGGCTGTCTCTGTGGTCTTTGTTTTTTGTTATGCCTCCCACATTGGTTGTACCATAGAATGGATTTAGATATTTTGCTGTCACATATTGACCGGTGCTTTCGGTGTTTCCCGATGATAGTGTTTTAACCAGTTCAACTTCTATGGCTCCACTGTACTTGGGATCCAGCACATTTCTCACAATGGCTTCAAAAGGACCTTTGTCTTTTTGTGGATCAATTACAAACGATTTTCTTTTATTTTTATATGCCATTAACTAGATCCTGAAACACCGGTTAGGTCTTTTTGAAGTACATTTTTATTTTCTTTTGTGCCTTTTTTAGCATCCAACATTGTGATTGGATTTCTAACCACTTTCAACACTTGGGTAAATTTTCCTGATCTGAATGAACTCACAATTTCTGTTACCTTGTAGTAACCGCTGAATTCTCCCAAACGCACTTTTTCTCCCACACCATTTTGATAAGTTCCGTCTTTGGGGAAAATCATAGAACCATCTGGATGAATATCAATCGGAGTTTGGAATACCACATCAATAAAACACATCTGATCTTGATGGTTTATTTCTCCTCGCCCATTTCCATAATAAGATTTGCCTGTTTCTGTGAGTTGTCCGTCTTTGGTAAAATATGTTCTAGGATCCACATAGGTCCTTGTTGGTTCATCCGAATTCATCATGCTGGAAGTTGGCAAGAAATATGGATCGCCTATGATTGTGAGATCTAATTCTAACAGATCTGCATTTGAGTTTATGATTCGATCATTCATTGAACGTGCCACTTTCAATTCTAATGATTCATTTTCTGTGCCATATCCTGCTTTGGGATCACCAAACTGTGTGGTCACACTGGCTGTACTACCAACCAATTCATTAGGTCGTCCTTGAAACCTGTAAGTGTCTTCGGATTGCACAGTAGATGTGCTGTGACTTTTGCCTTTTCCTGTTTCTGAGGTTTGAGCACTTTTATCTGTTTTGTGAGGTACAGATTGAAAAAAACTAAAATTGTAATCCAATTGAAAATCCAGTATGTCTTCGTTCAGACCTGTGTAAATATAGTTGTATCCTTTGACAATGTTTTCTTTTATGAACACTGTGCTTGAAGAATATGATGTTGGATCTATGAATAGATCGTCTGGTACTTGATATGGAACCACGTTGAACAGCATAATCTTCGGATTTTTTTTGGTTACTTGTTGTACAAAAGAATCTTTAAGTTCAAAACACTTGGTTATTATTCTAAACCATTTGCGATGTCCGGGGTTCACATCCAGTAGTTCATTAGGACCTTTTGCCAAATCTTTTGAATAATCAGACAGCAGGATCACTGTTTCTATTATGTCGGTAATATAACTGCCTTTTTCAAAACTCAAAGTCATTTTTTTCAAATCTAACTTGATCTTGTTTCTAGTAAAAACTTTTTTTCCTTTGTCGTATTGTTCTTGAAAATCTGGAAAACTCTTTCCTATAATCTGCATGTTGCCATCACTGATGTCCATTTTTGCTCTGCCAATTTCATTGCCTAAAAAACTGCTGACATTTGAATAATTTTCTTTGCTTTCTGCTTGGAATACTCTGATCCCTTTGCCGCCTGCATTGAACTCATTGGTCACTATAACATTTTTACCTAGAATGCTCTGCACAGCCACATCATCTTGTTCTATATTAAATTTTGAATAATACACAGCGGCTCCTTGATCAGCAGAATTGCCTGCTCTATCTTCCAGTATAGCAGAACGTCTTTTGGCAGACTGTTCAGCAGTCATATTCAAACTATCTTTGGTCGGAAAATATATCACATAATCATCTGTGGGTAATTGTGTTTGTTGCTGTTGTTTTTGTTTGGCTTTTTTATCGTCGCCTTTTTTATTCAATTGTGCCATCAAACTGTCATCGCCCACCTGCATCATTTCATACACAGTGGATCCAGACAGTGTGATATCTGTTTTTATTTGATTATTCACTGTTAATAATCCATATTCAGTTACAGGTGATCCTTCACAATCGTATTCGGCGCCACCAACTGATGCTCTCAGACTGGCTTGTTTAAACTGGAAAGGTAAAACTTTTCTTAATTTTGTGTTGTTAAATATTTTTCCATTGACATCTGTTCCCACAAAATCTATGATCAAACCATAAGTAGAATAGATGTAATTAACATTGGGATCATTGTTGGCTTTTGCCGCCTGCACATTCAATGCTTGAAAAAATAACCCCATGCTGAAAGGTTCTTTTATGGTGAAACGAAGATCTGTAAATTGTGTGTGTTTGTTTTTTGGTCCTGGAGTAACAGCGGCGGAAATTTCTACATCATCGATAAGATATTCCAAGTTTAAACCATAATT